TGAGAAGCTCCAATAGTAGCGGCAGAAGCAAACTTTCTTCCATAGCCTCCGCCCCCCCCACCACCGCCAGCTGCTGATTGACCAGCCGATGTATTGGCAGATCCTCCGCCCCCACCTCCGCCCCCCACACATTCGATAATGCAATATTTCATATTGGCTGTTGGGGTGTAGGTTCCTGTTGATGTGAAAGTTTGCACATTGATAGTGGTGAAACCTGTACCTGTCGGAGTAGCCCACGTCCCATCACCTCTCCAGAAAGTCGTGGCAGAAGCTGAAGTTCCGCTATTAAGATGAGTTACTGCTAAGTTTCCCGATACAAAGCTTGCTAAATCAATGGCTGTTCCGTTCCAGACTCCAGTTGTGATCGTACCTAGAGTGGTAATTGAACTTTGTCCCACATACGCAGCTGATATATCGATGACGGGTGTAGTTCCACCGGTAGATGTAATTCGATTTGTTGTCCCAGATACACTGGTTACGCCAGTTCCCGCTGGGGTGGCCCATGTTCCGTCGCCTCTCCAAAATGTTGAAGAAGAAGCACTGGTTCCACTGTTTAGATGCGTAACCGCCAAGTTGCCACTAACGAATGAGGCTAAGTCAATAGCAGTTCCATTCCATACCCCAGTCGTAATAGTGCCAAGAGTCGTTATAGATGCCTGTCCAACATATGAAGCTGAAATGTCTATGACTGGAGTTGTGCCACCAGTCGATGTGATTCGGTTAAGTGTACCAGAAACGCTTGTAACGCCTGTTCCAGCCGGTGTAGCCCATGTACCATCCCCACGCCAGAATGTGGTTGCTGATGCGCTTGTACCACTGTTTAAATGCGTCACAGCTAGGTTGCCGGAAACGAAGTTTGCTAGATCAATTGCTGTGCCATTCCAAACGCCGGTAGTTATGGTCCCCAGAGTAGTTATGGATGTTTGTCCGACATATGCAGCAGAGATGTCTATAACAGGATTCTGACCACCCGTAGAGGTGATTCTATTAGCCGTTCCAGAGACTGTTAAGACACCCAATGCAGAGCTTTTAAGCCCAACAAATGCATTGCTATCGACGGTAAACGATGCAGTGTCAAAATGAGAAACGCCATTGGCTCCGACTGTAGATCCAGCCTGAGCAGAACTACGTTGGATTTGAATTGTGAAAGTATTCGCTGCCAATGAATCAGTTTGTATGACATTCGTTGTCGTTCCGGCGGCAACTTGTCCACCTGTCACTGTGATCACGCCAGAGCCATTCGGATTCACTGGATTTGTTCCTGGTGCAGTGAAAGTATCTACCTGCATTTTAGTGGCAGCAACTAGAGCCGTTAATGAAACCAAACCATTAGCGTCCACTGAGAAGTCTGTTGAATTGAAAGCAGCCAATCCAATTTTAGTTGCATCTGATGAGGCAATAGCCTGTGAGATCTGAACATTCGTAGTCACTGTCATGCCTGAAGCGACAGTGGCGACCGGGGTACTTCCTGCTGCTACGACAGCACCGAAGATATTTAATTGGTTCCCAATGGGGACCGCAGATCCAGTATTTCCATTGAACTGGACAGGGATTTGTGGATGATTCGTGATAAAATCTACTGGGCCAGCCTGACTCATTGTTTCACCTGTTTTAGTTGCTCTATTCGGGTGTAGAGATCCTCTACATGTTTTGAAGAAACAAAAGCCGCTTTCTTGATCTTCTCGATCTCACAAAACAATCCGTTAAAATCCACTTGGAAGATTTTGATTTGATCGATCATCGTTTTGCGGACTTCGGGAATTTCGCTTGGAAGATTTAAAATTTCGTTTTTTATAGAAGATGTTTTTTCATTAATTTCATTTGAAAGTCTGATAACTTCATTTGTAATCAATTGATCCAATCGAGATATTTCTATAGACAAAGTATCTAATTGATAATACAAAGCATTTATAGACGTTGAACATTCTTCTAGGATGGAAAATTTTTCGTCAGATTTGCTAACGCTTTCACGAACAAATTCCATACAAAAAGCCATTTGCTTTCGATATTCATCTAAGTCCGCATTGCATAATTTTTTATGGGCCTCATTGCGAGTTACCAGATTTTCAAAAGAGATATCTTGAGTCTTAATTTTACTACCAACGGAATTGGTATGTTCTTGCATCTCTTTTTTGATCTTCTCTAGAGCTGTATCAATCTTTTGAAGCCATTGATTTGTCGTATTGATAAAATCTTGGTTATTCTTAAGCTCTTGTGCAACTCTTCGGTCAATCTCAGCTGGGCGTTCCGTATACGATTTCAATGTAAACAGCTCCACTAGTTGGTGCGGCAGCCTGTTTAACGTAAAACTGGGTGCCTTGTGCAATTACAAAATTGTCATCTTTTTCTGGAACCATATTTGCCGTGAGATCGAATAACTTAAATGATCCGGCTGGCAGATAAAGCTGGCCGGTAGCATTAGTGTTATCAGTACTGAAAATCATTCCGCCAGCAGTATCATTGGTTATGCAGATTATGCGAGCTTCAACCGTTAATGGTCCGCCCACAGCTGCATATGTTCCGGAAATAGATCCAAAAGCAAGAGTTCTCAGGGTGTCTAAGTAAACTTTCTTTGCAGACATACTTGCTCCTTAAGCGTTGATGATCCACCAGTTGAAGGTAGATGTTTCGTTGCCAGTTGAAGTAAGTGTGAAACCGGTACCATCTTGAGCAGTGATTGACACTTGGCCCGGAGTTCCACCAGTTGTTGCTCTAGCATAGAAAATTTTCGCTGTTGCACTTGATGCAGTTGTGGCTACGGTGACTGTCCCAGGTGTTCCGCCCATGGCTGCTGAAGTGCCAACTGAAGCATTGGACCCTGTAGCGATAACGATCTTGTTACCAGCAGTTCCCAAAACTACGTTGCCATTGGTTGCAGTAATATTCCCTAAAGTAGCTGTGATGCTGGTGCCGGCTGTCACTGATGTGGTAGCTATTAAAGCTGTACCCGCTGTGATAGTTGTGGTTGAAGCAATCGTTCCGGGAGTGATGAACGTAGTAGGAATGCTAAAGGTGATAGAATGGGCGCCCGCATTGCCTGTAGATGTCAATTGATTCGCAGTTCCCAAAATTGAGATTGTGCCACCAGTCGGAGCTATAGCGCCACCTGATCCGCCTGTCAAAGTATCAACTGCGCCAATGGTTCCGGAACCAAGCGATATCCAAACACCTGCGCCAGCATATTGATAGCTTGCTGCATCTGGGATATCTAACCAGAAATCTCCGCGTACATACGCGACATCTGTTCCTGTTGGACCTCTATCCGCATAGATAACATTAGGCGGATTAATGGGACGGACTCCCGTATACTGTTTTGGACTTCTTGCTAATGACATCTATGCCTCCTTTGGGGCTTTTGGGGTAAGGGTGTTAACTAAAAACTTTACTTTACACATATAGTAAAACATTATTTGAGTCTAGTGATCTATTTAAGAGGGTGATATGCTAGGGGTTACATAGGAGAAGGCAATGGATCAAATTTTAGAATTCATGAAAGGTTTCAATGTTCAAACAATAATGAGTCTTGCCGGTATCGTTTGGCTATTCTCATCTAATTTGAAATCTGAAATGAAACTTTTGGAGGCTAAAATTGACCAACAATCCGCCCGTTCTGATAGGCTTTATGAAATGTTCATTGAATTAGTGAAGAAAGGTAGATAAAAAGATTATCAATAGAAATCATTGATATCATAACCATCTTCTTGAAGGGCTCTTTCAAGAGAATTGGAAGTGCGTTGAAGAGCTTCTGGTGATCCGGCTTTTAACGCTTCTAGAGCTCGGATGGTAATATTTTGATATTTTGGATCTGTCAATAACTTTGTTTGAAGACGACTATAAGCTTCTTTCCCTATTTTATGGATCAACTTAGCGCTTCCGGCAATCAAGCCGTATTTAGAGTTGTGAGTCCAAAGAGATCCTGCAAATCCATACCACAGACCTTTATCTAAAATAGCATCCATTTTTGCTGATTTGGCTGAACCCAACTTCTTTTGGAATTGCCCCACATCTTTAGCTAGTTTGGATATTTTATGAAGATTCTTAGCTTGGTCTTTTCCTAAGCCGGCATCCAGAGTCTCCCATGTCTTTTTATTTTTAAAAGATTTATGCATCTTATTCCAATCTATATTTCCTTCTGCAGTTGTCGATTTGCCAATTAGATCGCTGACTGCTTCTGCTTGATAGGCTCGTTGAATGCCCTTGTTTACTTTTTCAAACTTTTCAGCCAACACTTTGCCTTCGGGCCCAGCATTTCTAAAGGTGGATTTAATGCCATTTTTCACATGAGTAATAAAGATCTCTTTTTCTTTTGGGTTTAACCATTTCCCCATCTTATTCAATTCTTTATAAAAGTTGATATATGTATCTGCATTTGGTTGATGAGCAGCTGCAATCGAAGCATCTTCGAGGCGTTTCAAAAATGGAGCTGCATCGGGATTTTCCCCCAATGTGTTTTTAACTCTTTGAACTACATTTTCAATTGTCTTTTGAAATCGTGATGGATCTTTAATGGTTATGTTTTTAGCGCCTCTAGCGACTTCTCCATAAGCATCACTTGCAGTTTGATGAAGATGTTCTGTCCCTTTCCCATATCCCGGAAAGGCATTCTCAAGAGTTTCATTAAAAAGACCCTCAGAACGCTCCAAGGCGCCTTCAAAAGCTTTTTCTGATGCTCCGGTAGCCTTAGCACGTTTGACGCGATTGGTGCCCGCTTTCTCAGCGTTTAAAGCCAAAGTGATATCTTGGTCGGTGTAACCAATCTTTTTAAGCGCATTAATTCTTGCCCTGATGACCGGATCTTTAGATGTTAAAGCACTCGATACTGATTTGCCTTGAGTGGCCAATATAGTGATTATTTCTGCGGTGGCTTGAAGCAACGGTCCACCACCCACCTCTTCTACAGCTTGTCCAGCTGCACCACCAGCCGCAGCAGATACGGGGGCATTTATCCCAAATGAAAGAGTATTACCATAAATCTGCCCAGCACGATTAGCAAATTTACCTTCAGGAGTCGTTGGTTGGCCAGGCCCACCATATTCTTCTATCGTTTTCTCAATATCTTGACTGGTTGGAAGTCGTCCAGGTCGTGGGGCGAATTCATTATCAGAAAGCATAGAAAGGGAATAAATATCCGAAGCAGACATTGGCTGCCCTGTCTCTTTTGGTTTATCCAATAATTCAGCTTGGTAATCATAAACCGCTTTTTCACCCGGATGTTGATAATCTTCTGGAGGGTTTATTGTGGTCAATTCTAGAACATTTCCCCAACCACCTAGAGCACCTGAAGCTGTGCCTTTAACTGCCTGTTGGCCGACTTCTTTTGCACCTCTACCAATACGTTCCGCAGTGCTTTCATTTGAGAAATCTAATTCATCTCTGGGCAAAGGATTGTCTAACTCATCTTCCCATTGGTCTAAAATCGAAGCAGGACTTTTTTCACGTACGGTATTATTAGATTTGCTTGGTGTGGAAATTTTCTTAGATTTTGCAGGAGCATTCAATTCTTCGGACCAATCATCTAATATAGACATGCTTATTCCGGCAATTTATATTTTAATCGTTCTGTGGCTACTTGGGCAGCCTTTTCTTTGTCGCCATCATATTTCGTAAGTAGAATCTGCCACATGGTTTTATCTATGACAGAGCCAGGAATAGCAGGTTTCAATGGAACTTTCCCAGCAGCAGCTTTTCTCTTCACAGGATCACTAGAAACTTTTACGAATTCTTGGATCTTTTTATTATTTTTCTCTTCAATATGTTGCACTTCATTCGCCCATTGATCTTGGATTTGCTGGGCATATGGAGCTAAAGCAGTATTCACATCTTTAGAAATGTTAGATGGGACATATCCCAATTGGTTTTTATACCGATTTTCTATCTGGGATGTCAGCTCTATTCTTACTTTGTCTAACATTAAATTTGATCTCATGCCAGCTGCTAGCATTTCATTGGCTTCTTTTGTCCGCGAATCGTCAGTCATAGCAGAAGATAAAGCCTTCTCTAAGAATTGATTTGGACGTACACCAGGTATACTCGACAGATCAGAAAGAAAGAATTCCTTGGTGGCTGACTTTAACTGGGCACCTTTTGCAGAACGTAAACTTTCCAATCCGGTAACATCAGCCAATTGGTTCTGAAGAGTGTCTAACTTTGTTCCAGAAGCAATAGCTTGATCAATTTGTTTTAAAGCCAGTTCTTTGCGGGGAATCCCTTCTGCAATCTTATCGATCTTAGAAAGAAAATCTGTAGAGCGTTTAACGTCAGCTTTCAGACCCTCTTTTTCTTTATTTGTCTGACTTTCATAGACAGGTTCTAAAGCTTTTGCCACATCAGGTGCTACGATTTTTAATTGAGCCATCTTCTGAGGGGTCACACGGGCGTTGTTCAACCCTTCAGGATTGGGACCAGATACGACACCTTGTCGCGCCAGAGTGTCTGGATGTTGTTTGACATCATTAAGTATCTTAGTGAGATTGTCTGGAGCTTCAGTCTGTTGTCCCAAATAGGAAGGGCCATTCATCGCATTAGAGCTATTCAAAGGATTCTGCGATGGAGAAGATTGTCTATTAAAAATCTGATCTATCACATCTGTTTTTCTTTGCTCTTCACGGCTTTTTCTGAGGTTCTCCGAAAAGCTTTGAGCAAAGTTTCCAACAGCTTGTTTTACTGCATCTGGTTGCGCATCGATCAATTGATATTGAGGCATGTTATCCTCCTATGGTTGGTTGAACGCCAGAAGACTGAGCAGTTTGATATGGAGTTCTTCTGTTTTTCAGAATATCACCTAGCATATCTCCAGCTCCGCTCGATAGAGTAGTCAATAGATTATCAAACACTGAAGGTTGACGGCGTTGATTCACATGGGTTTGTAGATTTAAAGCACGGTCAATGGCATTTGATCTGCGGTCCAGTTGAGATTGCTGGCCGTTATAGAGCAATTGAGCCATCTGAGCATTTAGGTTATTCTGCACATTTGTCCCGGCTTTAGCCAGAGCCCCGCCAAGATAACTTGAGTTTTGAAGATTCTGGCCTCGGAATTGACCTGTGATAGTGGGGACTATGTTTTCTTGAAATTCTTGATATTGAGGTTGGGCATATGCCTTTTGATAAAAATCTTGCATCTGTTGAGGATTATATTGACCATAGACATCAGCTAAAGGACCACCTGCGCCCTGAAGAGCTTGTGATTGTTGTTCATATAATTGCTTCTGGCGTGGATCGAATGTGCTGACTTGTCTTGGTTTCTTTTCTTTACGGCTACCGAAAAAACCACCAATTGCACCTAAGCCACCACCGACTAAAGATCCTATAGGACCAAATGCTGCCCCATATGCCGCTCCTGTGCCAGCTCCGGTTAATCCTCTTCCAATATCGTATGCCATATTTTCTCCTACGTGATTTCAGTCCACGTTACTGCTATATCAGATGTTCGGCTAGTCATCATCCAAGCCCTGTCAGAGCTTGTGCGCACCCAAACATCACCTATATCATAATTTTTATTTACTTGATCTGACGCAGGAGGGTCTTGATCGGCTATCACCCGCTTGCTGACTTTGGTGTTCACTACGTTTGCAGTATCTGTGTAAGCTTTTGAGAGCTGATTATAGAGATCATCCCCCATGTCTTTTATGCGAACTCCCCAATTAAATACCCTAGAAAGTACAGGCATTAGATTAATCTCCCGACACCTGCAAATCCCGGCATCATGGCTTGAATTTGGATAACAGAAAGTGCTTGTGTGTTCGTCAACTTAAATTGGATGAATCGCGCTGTCTGATTGATGAAAATCTTCACCCATCTTTTGCTTCCAAGATCATTGTTATCCGGTGTGCAGTTAATGCGATATGGGTGCTGATAGGTAATCAATGAAGCATCTTCCACTTGAGTGACATTTAGATTGTCATTTGTGATGATTTCGACATCTATGAAGCATTCTTCTGGGCCGCTTGCCACGCCCCCAGATGTGTATGCTGAGAAAGCCGTTGCATCGATGGCATTCAATGAGAACGTGTTTTGATCGATGACTGTGATCTCTGAAGCTAGACCATTGATTTGGGTCATTCCTCCAGCACCGTGAATTGTAATTATCTGATTGTTTTTAAATTGATGATTATTTGCAGTTACAATTGCAGGATTCGTTTGAGTAATATTAACCAAATTAATATTTCTAGTAACGCCAGTATTGGATGCCGAGACGTACATGTATAAATAGCCACATCGGACTTTTTGTGCATTTTGAGAAAAGGGGTTGAATTTTTTGGTTGTCGATTCAAAGGGTATTACTCTAGAGGCAAAGCCCCCAGATGTGTATGAAGAAAATCGATCGGTTGGCATATCAAGTTGAAAGACACGATTAGGGGTGATAATGCTTTTGATGGCACCCTGTTTATCATTGCCTTCTGCCATTCCAGACATTCCATTGATAAATATGTAATCGCCATCAACAAAAATGTTAAAGTCGGTTTCTATCTGAAGAGTATGCGAATCGATAACTGTGGCATTTCTAATGCGCACTGGATCGTCTTCAATACCATTCACATTCAGACGCCAGATCTGACCATTTTGTCCACCACCAACAGCAAAAGGAAGTCCCTTCGTGTAGCTAAAGGCTTGCCAATTCCCGAATCTTTCTGCCATTTCATCCCAGTTCTCGAACTCCAACATGTCGGTCCATGTCGTATTAAACGATTCAATGAAGTTTCCCATGCAGCTAAGTGGAATTCTATAGACGCAATAATTGTCTTCTTCATAGTTAGTCACTAAAATGCGATCTGAAGTAGGGTTTTGGGGAGAAGGGTGTATCAGATAAAGATCGCGGTCTTCATCGACAGAACCCGCGAAGCACAGATCAAAATTACTTTGATCGATTTGATCGAAAGAATATTCCGGAATTTTGTCATCGATTCTATCTACGCGATAGCCATCCGTACCGATATATCCCCTTGGACTGATGGTTGTAGTTCGCTCTAGATAAGTGAACCCAGAAAAAGGAGCTCCAGAGCCGCGGCTGCTATCAAGCCGAACTAAAGTAAAGGGAACAACATCGCTTCCGGTGAATTGTAATATCCAAGTGGAGTTCTCTGTAAAGATAACTAGATCATCTCTATTGAAAGCAGCTGCAAAGATAAACGAAGCATCAGGGATGTCGATGACGCCAGCCCCTGTCGCAGTCGTATCAAAAACATCACTGTTAGCACCGGTTCCAGATATTCTAATTCTTTGCCCAAACACAACACCATCTTCACGAGTTCTTAATAGAATTAGACGGTCTTTCAATTGAAACATCAGCAATGCACTTAGGGTGGTCACGCCAGTCAATGTAAAGGCATAGACGGTTATGGTTGTGCCATCATATTGGAGAATTGGATCAACACTGTTGGCGAAAAGAAGCCTTTTGTTATTTGAAGCATCCGGATAGTTGACCCAAGTGAAGAAATTGTGATTGTTTCCCGTCAATGTAATTGGTAAAGCAAGGAAATCCAATCTATTGGTAGTTTCGTTATATCTATTGACATTGCGAGTATCGGCAACAATTAATTCACGTACACCGGCTGAAGTGTAATAGTTAGCCACCATCATCACTGGAAGCCCTGGAAAAGCGCTATAGGTTACTGTTATAGCTTGAGCTACGGCAACGATGGCATTAAAAGTAATAGACATCGCCCCTGTGGTATAATTGACCGTGCCACTACCACCAGCTGGGGTGGTAACAAAGTTGCCTAGACCGTCATCAGTTGCTGATTGAGCTCCAGCTGTGATGGTAATAGATCCGCGGCTAAGAGGGATATGAGCGGCTGTGTGTGTATATGGCCCTGCGGTGCCATTTCCAGTCCCATAGGACTCAGATGTCGTCGTAGTGATTATACGCGATTCTGTGTAAGCTGAACCACCTTGTTGCCCGGTAGCATATTGATCAAAACCAGGGCGCTTATTCCATACTCCACGATAAACGAAACCATCCAGCAAAGATTCTTGGGAATCATCTGGCTGTAGCCACGGCTGAACCGAATTGTCTAACCCAGTTACATATTTGGCAATTAGATAGGGAACGTATGAAGCGCTCATTACCCTCCGCTAATTAAGAGCATGACATTAATAGGATCAGCACTAGATGTGCCATCGACACCAGTGTCAATTTTTACATGTCCTGTTGTCACAGAATTCCCATAGGTTGCATTTCCCTGAATTTGAAGAGGAATATTAGTGCCAAAAGGGAACATACACATACCAGATGCAATGTAAAAATTTGATGGCATTGCTATTGTGAAAGTAATCGTATAAAGTCCATTTGAAGTTCTAACTACTGAAGCGACATTTTGTGAATAATTTATCGTGATAGCAAACGTTACTGGAGTCACGCTAAAGTTTACAGCTGCTCGAACCGGAAGTGTAGGTGTAATTTGATAGAGATTATTTAGACCATCTACATAAGACAATGGGAAGGATGAGATTGCTGTGTTAGCAAACAATTGTCCTATGGTGGCATCTGTCCCAGGAACAGCTATGGGTAGAATTTTGATATCTTGATGATATCCATCATCCGTAGCTGCTGTATCATTGAACTTGTGGTTGGCCCCTACAATGGTTTTCAAACGTGTAAAGTTAGCGTTCGCTTGAGCTGGAAACAGTCCCGGAGATTGTCCAGAGTTTGGGATGTTTGTTTGATAAGTCATAAAATCTCCTAGAAGGTTGGGTAAGTTCTTTGGTTTTCATATTGTTGATTTGTCCGCGCATACATCATTGATCGATACCGCATGTACGCCGGCATCGTAGCGTTATATTTATCCATCTCACCGAAGTCGCTGAAGATGTCCATGGCAGCCCCATAGGCTACATATCTCCAGAAATATGAATTAGTGACTTCATCTGATGGCGACGCTAGCTCAGCTTCAATCATGTTGGCTTGGATCTGGATGGTGTATTCTTGATCGGGTGGTCCGCGGAATATCAACTCGTTATTATAATATAAAACATCTTGCGGTCTTTGGGGAGTTGCACCAACCACTTGTGGCCATTTAGCAAAGAAAACAGCAGGCGATTGATACCACCACAAACTAAAGCGAGTAATTTGAGTGGGACTAACTTCGTTGTTGACCCAAACATAAGCTGGTGGGCCGATCGTACTGAAACCAAGCGCTGCAAGATCAACAGGGAATGGATCTACAGTCGTTTGATCAATAGTGAACTCCCACCAGGTTTTATTTTCAAAGAGACGCGCATCTTGAGGCATCTCTAGGTTTAGAAAATCATTGACATAGCCGAGCATAATCGTATCTGTGAAAAGAGGGTCTGAAGCGTCTACACGACCTGTGACGTTTCTCACGATTTGAATAATTTCTGCACCGGACTTTGGCATATGATCTCCTTAAATAAAATCTAGTACCTGACAAGAAAATCGGCTTTTCTCGCCTACTTGCACAGTTTCAGTTCGTTTACTTCCGGGCTCGACGGGCTTTTCTTCAAAAATAGGCACTGACAAACGGTTGATAAATCGAACTACTGGCAATGGCAGGTCATAAGTCTTGCCGGGCTTCAATTGTCCTTTCCAATCGATCTCACGCGTTCTGAGACGACTTTTAAGAATGTTTTCTGGCTGATCGAACCTTTGAAATTTCACTCTTACTTTTTTGTGGATTGGTGAATTCTCATCGGGAACTTTTACTGGACGGCCCTGTTTGCGAGCCCAGTTATTATATTTGTCATAGTCTTCCATGGTATTTAGCTCCATGCGTGCATAGTCGAACTCTTTGTCGACTATAATGTCTTCTTTTCGTCTAGATGCCATTTGTTTCCTTTTTTAAAAAAGGGGTGAGTTTCCCCACCCCTAGGGTTTACGATGCAGTTCCAAGGTTGTAGTAGCTGTTAAATTGGAAAGCTTCTAGATAGATAACATCTGAAGCAGATCCCATAATAGCTGTACCCAAGGTGTAAATATAAGAAGGTGGCGAGTCCACGATTCCTAAACTTGGACCAGTCAATGTTGATTGCCCACCTGACGTGTATGTGCCTGAAGTTGTTACTGGCAAGCCATAGATGTCATATAAAGCAAAAGTAGTCCCTGAAAGGACTTTTACAACGAATGTCTGGTTGTTTACTGTTGCACCAAGAGAACCAATTACTTTCGTGATGACAACACGATCACCATCAGTGTAAGCAGCAGTGCTGGCTACGGTTACAACGCCAGGCGTTGCAGCTGTGATGTTTGTGATCGTTTTATGTTCATCTGCGAAACCACCAGTAGTGCTTGCGTTCGTTACACCGTTTGTTGTCTCCAAAGTTGAAGTCAATGTTGTGGTGCCACGAGTAATGATTAGAGCGTCCCCAGCAGGGAAATCTCTTAACCACACACCCTGGATGTTGTTGGTGTTAGTGCCATATTTAGTATAGTTCCACCATGAAATCTTATCGGCCACGAATGGCAATGTAAGATTATAGGCAGCTCCCGCAGAGATGATGTATCCTGCGTATGAGTTTGTCACCAAGCTTTGTTGAACTAAGCCAGTTGACAAGTTTGCTGAAGTACCGAGTGATGCTGTCATATATTTCTCCTTATGCTGCTGTGCAACGTAAATTGATTACCCAGCTGTCATCGAGAATGACGCTTCCAAGTCGTCCTTTCCAACCCATTGTCTGACGTTGGTTAAGGGCATCTTCCCCAGCTCCTAATGGCTTAATGATCATTTCCATTGACTGATCGTCAATAGCGATTCTGCCATAAGCGTTAGCAGCGAACATGAAGTTGCTATAAACGGCTGGTGAAACTGTGTTGTCGACATATCCCTCAGAAGTCATGACTACGCGAACTTCATCGAGTGAGCCATATTCCGCCTCTAGGACAGACTGTTGACGTGGATACTGAGCAGTGCTCAAGAAGTTGGAAAGATTCTTCACATTGCTACGGATAGCAGTGTTGATAATCATCCAAAAAGCGGCCCAAACTGGAGCCGTTCCGAAGGCGTTGGTGCCCTCCTCATTCGGCGAAAGTTTTTTGCCATTGTTTTCTGTCAGAAAGTCAATTGCCAATTCAACGTCGGTAGTTGTGATCTCTGTGATCGCATTACCATTAACGCCGTTTAAGCAGTCAATTTGTGCCGCTGTAGCAGCTAACATGTTTCTGATAATTTTATCGTACGTGGACCACATGTTCTGTGTGAGCATGTCTGCAACTTCGTTAGAAGTTTGGTCTTGAACTGTGATGATGACATCGTCACTAAGCTCGACAACTTTACCGTATTGAGATACGACAGCAGTGATATCGAATTTAGAAACTTGTTCAGCATTAGGAGTGACACCTTCAGTAAGCGGGGTAAGCGCATCTGCAAGGTTGTCAAATCGTCTAAAAATAGCAGACTTACTGTTCTTTTGAGGAATTCTGCGCTCTTGGCAGAAATATCCATGAACATAATAAGGCTGGTGCCTGTCGAGCAAGATATTGTCGAAATAAATTCCGACTTCTGGATCGACCTGCGTTGTGGTTGTTACGCCGCTGGCCATTAAAAGCCTCCATTGGGTTAATTACCCCTGGAGTAGCTCACGACGATAGTCCTTAAATTCCTTCTTACCTCTCATACTTTTCATGTAATCACCCTGACTCATATTCGCAGGTTTCCCAACAACAGCTGGGGTTCCAGGTTTCTTAGAGTTATCAACTATTCGCTTCGCGTCTTCAGCTTTGCTTTGCTTTGCAGCAGCATTTGCTTTTAGCGCAGGCGCGTAATCTTGGACAATTTCATATGCACGAGAATATCGATTTGGAGCTCGTTCTATCGTTTCAGCTAACCAAGGTTTTCTTTCTATAATTTCTTTTAGGTGCATGTCTATCTGTCTTATGGCCTCTGGGTTTGCGTCTTTAAACGATTCTTCGGCAATTTCTCTTTTCATCTGGATAAAGTCTTCTTTACTCAGTTGATCTTTGAATTGTCTAAGGTCACGTTTATTCACCAAATCTTCGTCGCTATTATCTTGAGCTGCTGGCCTTTGTTGCATAGATTCCAATTGGGCTTTTTGCTGTGTTGCTAGTTCTCTCAAATAACGATTCTCTTCGTCCCTTTCCTGGCGTTTTTGGCGCTCTGCTTCTAAAGCGGAAAGTGGCACTTGGCGCTCGGCTTGATCAGCTACCTGATTGTCCGACCCAGCGTCGACAACCGGTTCGGAGACAACAGGTTGTTCGGCTTCTATTTTCTGATTCATTTCTTACTCCCGTAAGTTGTTCGCCCGTAAAGCGGCGGCCTTGCTTGACGGTGGCTCAAGCTGTTAACACCCGTTTCGATTTCTTTTTAGACTTAGGCGCAACCGAAAGCGTCTTTCCTAGGGTAGGTAAAGCCAATTTTCCACCTGGGTGCATTACCCATAGTAGTGTCTTTACCCCTCTACGATTGTCTACCTCGTAGAGAAAAGCTTCTGCGACAAGGGGTGGTTTTTCCATACATGCTTGTAGAAAAACCCGTCCTACCTTGCCCCCTAAGTTTTCCGGGAACTTGACCTTGCCGAGAATCCAGTACCGGTCGGGTGCTTGATTCGCGTTCATGATCTTTTCCAACTCATCATTGAAGTGCATAGTCAGACCTTCTTTTGCAAGCTGATGCTGAACTTTCATTTGTTGCTGAGTTGATTCCGGAAGTATTAGCATCCCATTCCTCGAAGTGATTCTTTCTTCGCTTCTTCGTCTTTCAGTCTCATAATTTTCTCTCTATCAGCATTGCGACCGAATTCGGAAGCAGCGCTAATTGTAGAGCCTTTTTTTGGAACTGGACGAGGGTTGCCTTTAGTGGAATACTCACCACGCGCTTCTGATCCCGCACTACCTTTAGGTGGGATATAGCCGTTGTTGTACCCTTGCATATAAGGCATCATTTTCTCTTTAGCCATTTGGGCCTCCATTTACGTTATTTCCGTCACCTTGGCCGACGGATTGACCTGGACTCCCTTGAACTGCTTCTTGCGATTCAGTTTTCAGGGATTCCATCACTTGTGAGTCCTGGCTTAAGGTGTCATTAGCTCTATCACGGGCCATTTGACTCATTTCCATTGCCAGGCGAACCGCATCCATAACGGAATCGTTTTTGTTTTTTTCCATTTCAGAGACAGTCTTAGCGTTATCAAGCAGTGCTTTGGCGTAATTCTGTTCGCCTTCTGAGATTCTTTCTCGCGCAAGACCGATATCTGAAAGCACACGAGCTCTTCGTTCTTGAGCCAGAGCAATTGCTTGGTCGGATTGACTCATCAGGTATTCGTTCTTTATGCGGCGATCTTCCACTTCTTGAGCTTGGACTTGTTGCTGTTGAGCTGATAGTTTTGCGACCGCTTCTCGAAGTTTTGTCTTGCCTTGGAGTGGCGCTGCATCAATGAGCTCTTCGTCAGGGATAGCAATCCCAATAGCTCTTAGCTGCATCAATTGGAAGTAATAAGCTTCGCGCTGGGTCTGTGTTTTGACGGTAGACTTAATCAGGCAATCGTATTGATCAAATTGACCAGAGAAGAATTCTGGGGTGGGTTGTTTACCGGTAATACGCCATACTTTCCCAGGCGTGAAGTTCTTTTGGATTGCTTCTAGAGCAAGATTGCCAAAAAGTTTCTGGGCATATTCAAAGTTATCGAAGAGCCCTCGATTTCCTTTCAGGCCGTTAGAAGCTCTAACTTCCGCCAATTTTCCAGACACCTGGATGTCCCCGGTACTAGAAAGACCCAGAAGTTCATCTGAGCCACCGGGGATCTCCATGATGTTTCGGTCCATGATGTCTTGATACTGAAGGTATCCAGGCGGAATGTTAGGGGCCGAAATTTCTTTAATATCTGTCTGAACATCGAATTCGGGATTGACGACGATGTTTCGACCTTGGCCAGACTGAAATAACATGTCTGGATCAACGACAGCCCCATTTTTATGAATCCATCCGGAATTGATAATGGATTCCATCAAGTCGATAATTTGGCTATGACGTCTATTATATTGTCGTTGTGCATCTCTAATTGAGCGAACTACACCCTGGATCTTTAATTCGTAGGTGTCAATTAACGGTTCGTGATATGCTATGATCGGAATAAAGGGGAAATTATCCAGTCCAGTTGGGTCTGGTCCCTCGTAGAGTAATTTTCCACCGACGATGATGTTTAGTTCGACAGAACGCTTGTGAGAATGGATCAGTTGAACACGCGGATTTCTGGAAATTTCTTGTTCTAGAATGTCTTGTTCTTCTGGTGTGCCATGCCACTCTTGAGAGACACCTGTCTCCATGTCGACAATAAACTTTTGAGGTTTATTAATTCTTTTCCAATACTGGTCATATGTCAGAAGGTTTTTTGCTATATACGTTGAATTATACTGACGGTAGATCCCCAGATACTGGTATTTATTATCCCTTATGCCGGTTGGTATATTATCGATTTCATGCGCTGGTACCCACGGCAGAAGTGCCTTTACTTGTTCACGGCTCAAGAGATCGCGTGTGGACGCCTGATCGCAATCGCCTAAGTCCCTACGTGTGAAGTATGGATCTAGCATTAATGCGTTGAATGGCTTCCAATAGAATTTGAGATCGCCATTGACTTTGTCGCATGAATAATCGATGTAGATACCGATGATGGCCAATCCAGTTTTAAGAGAGTGCTCAAAGGCTTCTGAGAAGACATACTCGGCTTGTGCCTTGGCGTAAACGAACATCATTACTTCTGAGAATAAATCCGCGGTCGCCTCATCTGATCCTTCGACCGGAGCCACAACAGTAGAAGTTCTATTTTCCCTTTCGTAACCAGAGAATAGATTAATTACACGTCTAATTTTATTTAGTTCAAGAATCATGCGACGTTGTTTTTCTAACATCGTCTTTTCTTGTTGAGTCCAATTATCGCCAGCGTATGCCCGAAGATCTCTATAAGCAGCAGCGTAGTAGACACCCCAAGTTCTGTAAGCGTCGTAGAAGAATTGATTGAACTGGGAAACCTTATTGTTTCCGCCTGGAATGAATCCGGTAGTATAGACGCTCATCTAGATAGACCCCTATATTCAAATCTTTACTTGATATAGGATTTAAAAAAAAGTGTTTACTCTTTTTCTTGCCATTCACCACACAAACAGTTGTCAGCTGTTAGCGGGAAAGTGGATGATTTTGCATCAAGTGGCACTGGGGGAAAGCGCCGACATTGACCATAGCTAGCGATAACATCTAAGTTTTTGTATTCCAATCTGCAAAAGAACTGGCAATTTCCGCATTTTGCATTCTCATATGTGACTTCTTCATCCATATTTAGACCTAATTTTCTTCCAATCATCCGCAGTTAGTCCACGATTGCCTACAAGCGTCTGTACGGCGTTCATGGCATAGATTAGACTAATTGATCCATGGGAGGCCCAATTGTGGAATGGACGCTCTCTAAAGCATTCTTTTTTCTCATTCCATTCTTTGCGGTAGTTTTCAACAGCTCGTATCCCTTCACTGCATCGCGTTTGATCAAAATAGATCCTGGGGAAGAAGGCTCTAAGCATTTCGATATCGACTAAGATATTTTCAGATTTTTTAATAATATCAGTTCTAAAACCCATATCCCGAACATAATCTGCATAACATTTCCCGGTCGCAGGGTTTTTATTAGCCGCATCATGTGGAAGAAAAATACGCTCAATAGGATATGGAAGCTTTTGAATCCACTTGCCATAATGCGGAAAAGCTTCTCCACTATTTTCATAGTAATCCAGCATATGGATTTCTTTACCGACAACCTGGAACGTCCAGATAGCTGTAGCATCATCCCAACCGATGTCGGCGACGGCAAATTTATGTACGTAGTCGTCGGCCGGGATATTACAAATCCTTTTCTCTTCGCGGGCTTTGGCCATAAGTGCTGCAAAGTAATATCCTTGGTTTGCTGTTTCAAATGATTCTTCAGGCGTAGAAGGGTATTCCCGCTTCATGTATTCGCCTTGAGTTTCTTCTTTTTTGACATACCACGCTTTTTGTTGGTCTGTCAGCTTTATCCCTTTTTCTTCCAAACTTTGGAAGTATTTTTGGCTTTCAATAGGGATTACCAATTCATCGTCGCTCAAGATGTAGTCTGGATGTTTCCACCAAGGGAAGAACCAGAATTTCCAATCGAGCGTGCTAAGATTTTTTCCAGCCGCTGCTGTAGCCATGGATTGCTTGCACATTTCGTAAAAGTCGCCGTCGCGGCCGCGCGCGGTAGACTCAATCGTAGCGAACTGACCGCTTTGGAGTGTATTAAGCGCTCCAGACATGATCTCTGCGGCTTTTGTTGGATTCTCAACGCAAATTTTTGCGAATTCTGTAATGTGAAGGAGTTGAAGAGTCCCACCACGAAGTCCGGTTCCAACTCTAAAGACAGAGCCATTTCCAAAACGAAGTTCGTTAACATTGTCTCTGTAGGCCGGAGCATGCTGCTTAAAGCATTCCGGTATGTTGTCGTACGCGAATTTAACTTTATCACGAAATATCTCCTTTGCTGTGTCTTTGTTATCCGCTATGATCGCGGCATGTATGTTATCGTTGTAAAGGCATGTGTCCAAAAACAGGAGAGAGAAGAACGTGGTAACACCCAATTGACGTGCCTTTAGAATTAGATTTAGATAATGCAGATTGTCTAACAGTTCTAATTGGGCCCAATTTGGCTGGAATGTCAGTATCTCTCCGCTTTTGGTCTTGATCTTGTATATATTGGACATACGCCAAACTCTGTCGGCTATTCTGGACCGAGCCATCAGATCCATTTCCTTCGAGGTAGGCCTTTTTGGTGATGTCAAAATGTACCCTTTTTTGTTTCTGAACTCCATTTAGTCCACGGAACATTTGAAAAAACTTTCCTTTCGATTCGTGAAAGTGGAAGATCGGCGCATTTCTTGCACAACATAAGATCATCATAAGGGATTGGCAAGCACCTGAAATACTCCAGTGGATCTTTACGCCCACAGTTTTCGCAGTAGAATTCAAGCGGTTGCCTTCTTTCTTCCATTCTTAATTTTCTTCTTTGGTTCTTTGGTTAGCACATAGAATGCTAGTAGCTTTGTCATGTCCACAAAAAGGGTGTCACCTTCAGCGTCTTTACAGGGAACAAAACAGTTACCGTGATCTGGGCTGTTCATGTATGTTTCGCAGAAATGTTCCCAACTATCTATGCGGACTTGGAACTTAGAAGCGTACATTCCTGGGTAGATCCCCAGAATCTCAACGAATTGTTGTTGCATAATACCCCCTGATAAGAGCTCACCCTAACAAGTCAAATTTTTATAAATCAACATGTTTCTTATATTTACTGAAAATATTTCTTATGTGATTGTGATATATATTGCACATGAGGAGCATATATGGCTAAAAAGCTGGACGCAAAAATGTCAGAACAAGACTGGCAGAATCTGAGATTGCAACTGAAAACCTTGGTTGATATCTATTGCAAACAGAATGATGAGATGATGATTATTAAAGATTCGTTAAAGAAGATGGTTAAGATAATGACTGTCGAACAGAAGAGACAGCAAATACAGTCCATGAAGAAGCCTAATTATTTTACTGGTTTGTCTTCGTTTAAGTGGGCTTCGATTCTTCCGTCTTGGCTATCGAAGTAGGATGTTCGATTAGCTCTCTATCACATGGGGGCCAACCATAATCCCTTGGTTCAGTAACGGCTACGTGTCTTGCACACCAACCGCACTGACCTTCATGGAATGTGGAAAACATTGTGCGCGGTGGACAGTCCAAAACTCTAGCACAGTCCTGGCATATCCACCGTGGATAACTTAAGCCCATATTCTTATGGGCATCCATTCTTCGATTACAAAGACTGGGGCTGTTTTGTTGTCAGCTGCAAAAGGCTTTGCTTTGTTATCCCCTTCATAAAAACCTGCGAAGACAAAATCTCCAGATTTGAATGCAATACATTGCATTTGTCCTGGGGCGGTCTCTGGCTTATCAGCTTCAATTTTAACGAACATCGTTTAACCTCTTTAGTTTTTCTTGAATGGCTTCTTGTATCCACGCGTTGCGGTTCATACCCGCACGGTCGTCTACGGCCCTATCTACTTGGGACAATATGTCTAAGCGGATTTTTTGACAAAGCACTTTATATTCTTTTGAAGCAGAAGTTGCAGTTTTCACTTCTCCTCCTTGCTGGATGATTTTATCTATTTTTCTAGAGATTGCCATATATCTTTCCCATCTATTTTAAATGTGTGTAACATATCTTCCTTATATATGCCATCATGCAAAAGAAGAATTTCTTGTATAGACTTTTGATCGGCTGTTTTTAATTCGATCACTCCAAGTCCTGCTGATGAAGCATCAGAGAATGCCTTGCGGTACCCTAATTCGGCTTTCAGGCATTCAATTTTATTTTCTTCAATGATTGTCCGGGCAGTCATTTTGTCCATTCCGCGGGGTTCGCATTGGTTCAAGACTGCCATTATGCGGAATTTGCGGTTTACTTGGCGTATTTCCTTGTTGATCTTCCGTAGACTACTCAGGGTCCAAACATCGAACGATCGTGGACGGAAGGGGGCTAGAAATGCGTCGCAGCCGATTAAAGCAGCTCTTTGACTGGTAGTATCTCTCCCACCCACATCTACGATGATCTCTTCATAAACTCCGCATCTCTTTACTTCCATAAGATGAATATATAAATCATTTCCCAAGTGAGAGCCTACTGTTATAGGCAAAAAAGGAATTCTTTGAGCTTGCCAATCCATAGCGGTTTGTTGTTCATCGGCATCAATCAGAAGAACTCTTTTTCCCAGAGAGGCTCGACAAACAGCCAGATTTGTTGCGATAGTTGTTTTCCCGGAACCACCCTTGATTCCTCCTACCACTAAAAGCATAAAGCCCTCCCTTTAGGACATCTAGCTTATATTAGGCGCATATATATTGTATATGTAAATGTTAAAAAATTATTCGCCGATCAATGGAGGAACTCCCAAAGGAGGAGCTGGGGCTGGATTCTGGATTAATAGATCCGGGCCGGTTAAAGTAAACTGAGCAAGACCGTTTGAGATAAATGGTGTGTATGCCCGGCCGTCCACCGCATGACCGAACTGGTCCCAAAGCTGGAATGTGTCAATAGTGACTTGTTGAATGGTGTACAGGTTGTTATTAAGCTGCTCCATTCCAGTGGCTGTGGCGAAAGGAATACCGTAGAATCTGGTGGCTCTAATGCGTTGACCATTTAATAACCCATGAGAAGGGATCGTCACCACAGGAGGGAAAGCAGCTGTGATGGCGATCGGTGTGTAATGTTCGTCTGTGAAATTACTAGGTGTACTCATAATTCCTTCGTAAATTAAAAATAGGGACTCCAAAGGATTGTTGAGGTTTTTACTCCTCGGACCTTTCAGTTCTATTGCGAGTCCATCGGTAGACTACGTGCCGTACAACTCGCTCAACCTGCTTACAAGATCCGTCTGATGGTAGTCTATTCCTCTCAGGATCGGAGAGCCCCCAAATTCACTTTACAATTATTTCTTATACTGACACAAGGAATATTAACCAACCCTTTAGGTGAGTATATGGTCATTAAGAAGAAAAGAATGAAATTAAAGAAAGACAAACCTGTCAGTAAAGTCCGCGGTCCGCAAGGCCCAGTCTCTCGTGGTGCTTATGATGCGAAGAGCCCAGACAATAAAGGAATGTCTTCCTATGTGCTGGGAACAAAAACTAACAAGAATCCAAATATTCGTGGTCTGACCCCAAAAGGAAAAGGATCTAAGAAGAAGCGTTAAGGTTTTCCTTCGAGTATTATAGTGCGTCGTTCTTCTATGGCGCACAATCTTCCATGAAAATCTTTCATAGCACCATGAAAATCTTTCATATCATCGGAAATCACCTTTAGCAATTCCGCCATTTCTTTTCTGTGGCTTTCTAATTTAGCATCCATATGCCTATTATCAGCTCGACTCTCAGCTCTATTCCAAAGCCAAAGACCAAACACCCCTAAGAAAAATATTATAAATTGTACCCATTCCATAGATTCCCTTCTTTTTCAATCACAGTCTAAATGATCGGCCATTTCTGTGGCTATTTCAATGAATTCTTTTTTTCCCTTTCCAAGACCAACATGCACTCGCGAGAAGGCATTCCCGCAAGCTGCATATGCGATATCGGAGGGACAATTTGCTTTTTCTAATTGTTCCAAAAAGGCAGTAGCGATATTAACAGCAATATGAGTCTTCTCTAAATCACTGTAATCTTTTTTCTTGTTAACCATATATACCCCGTATGTTTGCCATATATATGATACATATCATTACGAGCAAAGCATTTCTTGCTTAATTTGGAAGTGATTCCATGAACATGATTGCTCGAATTCCAGCACCGAAGTGTTTGGTCGACTTAAGCAGTCTTTAAAAGCAGAATCACGATCAGCATAAAAATTCTTGTGATAATATATTTCTACCACTTTCTCGCTCGTCTCTACTGTCATCAATATGTAAAGTTTCATTAAATCCTCACGCTAAATTTGTTAATTGAAAAAAGCTTTTTACCATGACCGAATTTCACCCAAAGATTTTCTACATCGATGTCAAATTCTTTGCGTAGTTCTATAATCATAAAATGACGTGGTTTGACCATAAATTTAGCTCGATGGGTTTTCCACCAAGGTTTCTTGTTGTTGTAAAACACCCAAAGATTGTGGCGTTTTCGTGGATTCGTTATCAAGATTGCCACCCAATGCTCCTTTGCCCAATAGGTTAAAACTTACCAGTTCGCTATAATCAGGTTTTTTAACCCTTTTCACTTTATTTTTCTTCTCTAGTTCAAATGACTTTATGCAATCCACATCCCAGATGCATCCCGATGCACAATCCCAGCCGTAATACCATTGAGAGTGTGACGTCATTAAGCGTCTATTGTGGAAATATGGACAGATGATGATCCCTTGATATTTTTCTTTCACCAGATTCCAACGACAATCTGGATAATATTTTCTGATATGCCAATAAGTGGCAAGTCTTTGCCCGGCTTCCGATTCACCGAAAAGTTCTTTGGTTTTTTCACTATGGTTGGAATATATCCCATAAGGATCATATCCATACTCATAGCAAAACTTGTCAAAGCCAACAAGGTCATGGATCATCAAAACATTGTGATTTTTTCTAAGTTTGATGCGATATTGATATCTCAAGCGGAACGATTCAAAGTCATTTGATTTGCACCATCTTTCCCAAGCGGTTCCGGCGCTTAACCAGAAACCAATTGGCTTACCAGGAGATTTAGAATTCTTAGCTATGACATTCATTTCTTCCCATGGAACGCGGTCATAAGCATAATAATGCTTTTGCACGATCTTCTTGATGGGTGATGCGCTATAGTGGTAAATCTTAAGCCGCATAGAATTGCTTGTCCTTGTCGAGCTTAAGTGCGGCTTCGCGTAACATCTCATCCCATTGGTCATTATCGGGAGGGCGCATTTCCAACTCAAAGCCAGAGCGGAATAAGACCATCACTTGATGAGTGATATTATGGAAAGTGATCTTCTTGACTAAGTGCCAAGGGAATTTTGATATGTCTAGTTTCTCTTTCATGGGTTCCTCCTATGGGGGACATATGAACTGCATATTTACATGATCAATATTTATTATCTAGGCAATTTTACGCATTGGAAAAGATGGGCATCCGGTCTTTTGGATATGAAAAACTTCTGCCAGTTGCAATGTCGTTCAAATTTCTCTGGCTCCAGAAAAGGATTGTATTTGGGACAATGAAGTCCCTCGATCATAGGTCTACTTGCCAGATAGATTGCTTTTGCGATTTTTTTCTCGTTTAGATAGTTATTGAACAGTTTATCCATCTGATCGCAATAGAATTTGTCTGATGGGTCTTTGGGGACGAATCTAATCATTTTTGTTGTTCCCATATTCAATAGCAGCTTTTTCCTCTTTGAAGTGTTTCCAATCGTACATCAACTGCCAATATAATTGCCATTCGCGTCGTCGTTTAAGCGGATCACATATTTTTATGGCTTCTACGCAATTATGAAACATCTGATTAGCTAATAGATCCCAATCCATCTTTTTTCTCCATATTTTCATCAGCAATCGTTTCTCGTTGACCCATATAGACCTTCCCTTCAAAAATAAACCCAATAGCCCCGCATTTGCATTTCACATTGACTTGTTGGTGAATAACCGATGTAACGATCAATTCTCCATCGCAATAAAAACAGCACCAGAAGGTGAATGGTTCATTCATGTTTTTTCACTTCCTTAAGCAGTAAAACTCTTTCTGCATCATCATATGAAGCCAATATATCAACTCGTTGATGGCAATGGGGACAACAAATTGTGATTATTATTTCATCTTTGAGTCTTTTTCTCAAAACATTGGCTTCTCCATATATCGCATAAAGTTTGAAATCTTGATCTGTCATAATGTTATCATCTATTTTCTTTTGCCATTTTTTGACATCTTCCATTGTGTGTGGACCCGGTGGTGGAAAATGAGTGTCTATGTTATTGGGGAAATTCATTTATTTTCCCACAAATGTTTGTAATATGAAGTCATCCTTTCCATTTCCTCTTGGAACTCCTCAAAGGTGTATTTTTGTTGAAAAGCTATAGCAATCTGGCCCATATATGCTGCGCACCAATCATTATTGTTATATTGTGGGTTCAACTTAATTAATTCCCATAGAAGAAGTCTAACTTTATTAATACGTTCATTCTGGTCTAATCCAGGATCTCTCATTGCTTCTCCCATTCTGCACTGGTAGATTTTACCATGTATTTATCATTGCCATGTAGCCACATAGTTCCGCGCAAGTAGACATCGTCGGCTGTGGGCGCACGTTCCGAGATTATCAGTGGTATATTTTTAATCTCTTCCCGGAGAACTTCTCTTATTAGTTCTTTGAGAGTTCTTTTTTTGAACCACATACATCCTCCCTTATTTCATAACATATCTCTTGTATCGCTCTTAAGCGGCACCAATGTTCAAAAAAGCATCCGAAGATGATTACGAAGAACAGCAGAATAAGGGTATATTTCATTTCTGTTTCTCCATAGCCTCTTTGATTGTTAGGCGGCTCTTTTTTACTTGCTTTTTGAGCTCTTCTTCAATGCCGTTCATTATGGAATCCCAACATGGATCGTTTGAAGCGATAAAAACAACTAAAGATGTCATCAGAATTCCGAATATGTCTCTATGTGTCTTGGCGTTCTCATGCACCAAAATAAGAACTTTCTCAACATATTTAAGAATCTCTTCATCAGTCATCTTTTAACCCTAATGGTTCACAAAAGGGGCGCCCTCAACAAGAAGAAGACGCCCGCAGTGGTTATAATTTAGAAACTATAACCTAAGGTTAGTCTAGAGCCCAACAGGTGAGTTTTTTTGAGGTTAGGAATCTGCAAGTAGTATGGTTCAAATTGGATCTCCCAATTTCTATCGGCACCGACAATCCATGTCATGGGTAAGCCAATTTCTGGTATCCATGCCGAGTCTTCTACTTTGACGGCCATTAAGTTATCTTTTTTGTCATCAAGTTGATATCTTTGATGCGAGAATCCCAGTGAACCCTTCAGATGCACCCCCATTTTAAAAGTGTCTCCAAAAGCGTGCAGGTATTTTATTCCCATGCATCCCGTGCTGAGATATTTGGTGTTACCAGAGACTTTTTCCAATGAATAGATGGTATGCCCCATTCCCACATACAGAGTGGCAGAATCGAGTGCATTTAAAGTCTTGTTGTATCCCACACGAAACTCTGCATTGATAAAATGGTCTAAACGGTATTCATTGGACCCATTGGTTTTAGTGGACCATACTGGATTCAATTTAGCATCCACACCCACATAAACCGAGTCTGGTTTAATTCTTTCATAGCCCACATTCAACAAGCCGAAATTCACTCGGTGTTCACGTACGACCGGTACAGAGGGTATCACGATAATATTTCCATCTGCAAACGCACTAGCACTAGAAAGTAACGCCAAAATTGCAATCTTTTTCATTTTTCTCCATTTTGTTTTAGTACAAAAAACAGTAACTTATTTTTCTTCTGGTTCATTCATTTTGGTCCTGGGCATTCTTCAAAAACTTTTGAAATGATTTCACCTTTGCTTTGACGCATAGACTGGGTGATAAGAGTGTTTAATAGATTCCCCAGATCATTCTCTTCGAGAGCGTCTTTCTTCCAATGAGCGATCACGTGGCATTTCCCAAGGGTTTCAAGCAACAATTTCAATTCGGTATCATTAAGTTCTAATTTCATTTTTGTTCCTGAAGGGGACGCCAATGTGTAGGTTCCCAATTTTGTCGCGTATCGCGTTCCATGGAGAAATAATACCCATGTTTCCATGAAATAAACCAAGCATCTACTTCTTGGGTAGCATTCTTTACCCGGCACTGCATCCCAACCGCTGGAAGTCTTTCAGAAACGCTGATCCATTCATCATTCATAATGGCTGATGGATATATCCAAATTGCTCTTCCCGAGGTAACCACCCATTCAACACTTCTGGTTGCAAGTTCTCTTTCTGCCAATCGATTATCCACTCTTTACGTTTGGTTTTTCGTGCTGTTCTGGATGTGCTTAAGTAATCCAACGAGTCTTTCAAGAACTTCAGCAATATCCATCGCATACGTTCACCACCCAATTCAACCATTCGCTGGTTCATATCTTCAATGATGCCATGAAGCGTCACACACGATTGCACAGACTTTTTGATTTGCAATTTTTCGTCCATATACTTCCATTAAGTTAGTGACAGGAATCGAACCCGCTTAAGCCAGGGTTGCAATCTGGCGGCTATCCAGTCACCCACACTAACATATTCATCCCATATATTTCATATGCATCATAAAATACACCAGAAATATTTCTTAACACAACAGAAATATCATATCCACTGTTTCTCTTGGGCATATTGGCCCTCACAGGATAATAACTTCTGCAAGAAATCACGCCGCTCTTCAAGCACACGTATCTCGTCAGCTAACTTAAAGATCATATCGCATAACTTCGCACGAATATAATCACTCTCTTCTTTACTGGAACTTGCCATATTTACTCCCTTGGAGGGCATGGAAATGGTTGCCAATACATCACTTTTACTTTTTCATCTTTCGCAGGATGTTCCATCTCAATCAATATGAAATCCAACGATTCAACCAAAACATTCCACCAATTGATATTCGCATCATATATCCCCAGTGATCGAAATGGTCTGCCACGATAATACCCATACACCAACACAACTCGCTCATCCATGGGCTGCCCAACATCAACATGTATCCATGTCATATACTACCCATATATATTTTACATATGTAAATCATATACATCCATAATTTAACCAGCAATGTTTTTCAATTCACCGGCAGTCTAAATTCCAAATATTCCCCACAAACACATCGCACATAAACTTGCGTGTAATATTCTGGCTTACCATCTTCTTGAGTTAACACTTCAATTGATGCATCACACCATTCACAATGCCCCAAATACTGATAACGGTCACACTCAGGAATATCATCATAATTCATACATCTCCAAAATTTATTGGTAATATTTTTACAGAATAACAAAAACCACAAAATCATATACCAAAAAATATGGAGACCAAATTTTGGGTAGATGTGAGGGAGGGGTCTATAGCCTATATATATAGAATAACCAGTACCACCATAGCGATGTACCCCCACCTATCAATTTAATACTTTAGTTGATAGCCATTTAAATGTTTATGCGTATGTTGTGTGCATTAGAGGGCTGTTTTACCCTACCGTGCTACTGTTAACGTGGTCTATTCATAGAGAAACAAACGGGCGTTACGTTAACATAGTGTTAAGACTTAAGTTTAATCACTATAGTAAAATGTTTACTTGGGAGGGCTGTTGATACCAACAACAAGAGAAAGATTTTCTTTTCATTTGTCCCCCTTCATTCCTTACCATTCTTAAGCAATAGTATACTTTTGTAGTCGTGTTGATGTTATGGTAGATATTGGGATACTGGCTATTAACACGACGTACTTAGCTGTATGCCGTTGGGCGTGAAAGTTGTTGTGAGTGTTTTATGGATGGATTTATCGCCTTGGGCGATGCGTCTATCTATTTCGCTGTAGAGTGCTTGGGAATCGGCTTGGCAGTCATCGCATAAGCATTGTTGTAATTGGTTGAATGTATGGATCAATTCGGGAATTGATGTTGTCATTCGGTATCTTTATGGCGTTCTGCGGGATTGCGAGACTTGTTGAGTGCAAAGTCTAAAGCTGCGCGGGTGACTGATTCCATATCTGCGCGGAAGTCCTGATCATAACCGCGTTCGCGGGCTCGGGTCTTTAAGAAGAATATGCTGGCGGTTGTATCACCGCGGAGTGCTTTTTGAATGAAAGCGTCCTCAACGTCGTCTATGGTTCTTTCGCGGGCTTCGTCAACTATTTCTTTTACATCGGGGTTAACGCGTACGATTCGTTGGATTGTTGTGCGTGCGCATTTGAAGGCTTGTGCAACCTTGGTGAGATTGCCTTTGTATTTGATTATTTGCTCTTTGACTTTTTCCTTGTCTAGGGCTACACCTGCGTTGTGTGCATTTTCTGTTTTTGGGGGCCCTTTGAAGCTATGTTTATCTTTCATGCTATCCATTTATGTATATGTCACTGCGTGACGCTTTCGGCTCAAGGCTGATTATAACGAGTGTATATATTTAATTTTAATTAAAGTCAACAGATGTTTGTTATCAATGAGTTATATATCATATATGAGATACATATACATATGCGATATATATATGTTGCATATAAATGTATGGGTGGGTTAACATGTTTTCATGAACATTAACCCAAGGGTGGAAAGAATGGAAAAAGACTACAGAGTAATGGTTAAATTGAAAGGGTGGACAGAATATAAACCTCATGGACGATTTAACTTGCCATACAGATATTCTTTGAAAGACGCTCAACAAGCCTATAGAAATATCTCAATTGCTTTACCAACTGCAAAAGTGAAAATCAAAGAAGTTTAATATTCCTTCTCTCTATGAATCTCATGGAGAGAGATGAGTTTTAAACCAAAAGGGAATACATGAAACACTATAGAGCAACTATTAACGGTTATCCGGTTGGCCGTTATCGAATCTTTAAAGAGGGTTCATTCTTTGTTGATCGACGTTGGTATAATCAACAGCGTGCCCAAGCTTGGGCAGCCAATATTAATGCAAATGGCGTTGATAAAGCGATTATTTCTATGTATGTCAAGAAACAAGTGATTTTGAACGGACTAACGGCAACTGTATACGATGAGGTGACAGAATGAACGCAAGCGAATTGTTTGATAGAGATGTAAAAGCATTGGTGAAACATCAACAAGAAATAGAACGCTTTGTTGCATGTTGGGGAACAACTTTACAATTTCACCAATACATGAACTGTAAAGCGGAATTTACGCCTATTTTTAACGAAATATATGATGAGATGAAAAAATGAAAACTTACAAAGCTTGGTATAGAGAAACGGTTTACTATGAAGCGATTATTGAATCCCCTAGCAAAAAAGACGCTATCCATACACTAAACGGCGATCCATCGCTATTTACGAAAGTAGATTATGTTGTCTATGATGATGATGAACTAGAAATTGAGGAAATAGAAAATGAAAACCTATGAAGTGGAATTGAAAAGAACTTCTTACATTGTAGAGATAGTTGAAGCTAACAGTAAACAGGAAGCAAAAAACAGAATGTTTGAAGAAAACGTCTTATCTCATGAGGAAGATATGTACGAAGTTAGCTACATTGAAGAAATTAAACGTAAGGAAGAAAAATAAGATGTTTGCGCAAGAAATCCATGAAACAAAATTATGCTATATCCAATGCGCTATTGATGACTTACTCTTATTGAGAGCTTGCTCACCTAAAATTGACGATATTCATGATAAAACACACCGCGCACTTAGTGCTTTATTGGCTTACAAAGCGCATTTAATAGAGGAAGAAAAAAAATGAGAATGTCACGTAAGATCTTAGAAAAGAAATTGGGTTTCTTGTGCGAGAAATTGGGTAAGACTATTGGCACAAAAAAAGGGAATTGGAATTTAGACTACATTCAATGCTATGGTGGATATATCGTCGTTGAGATGGTTAACGATCAGGGGGGAGAACATCACCCTCTATTGAATAAAAGGCTTACAGCTGACAAAATGGCTGATTGCTTGGATATGGCTTTACAAACTTTAAACATAAAGGATTAGAAAATATGGATATAACATCAGTGATAACGATAGCTGCTATTGTGCTGGCTAACATCGGCACAATGTTTGGCTTGTTTACTTGGGCAACTAATCGTGCGGATCTAGCGTCGCAGAATATACGCCTAGAGATGCGCGAAAACGGTAAAGAAACTCAAAGGATTCTTGAAAGCATACAGAATGAGATGAAAGAGTTTCATTTAGCTATGAGAGACTTCCACGGAAGGCTTGTCTCTATCGAAGAAAGAAACTCGACAAGGATTGTAAAATAATGGATTCGTTAGAATTGCTGAAGAAATATAGAAAAGATACTCTCATTGAACTTTACAGAATCATTGCTACTCTGGACTTTGATGAGATGTTAAGTGTTATCGAAGAACTTCGTTGTGTTCATGATAACCTAATGGCTTTCAATCCCGACACGGGCTTATTGGCTAAGATCGAAAGCGTTTGTTTAAACGGGGAATGTATCCAATTGAACATCGAGGGAGTAGAAAAAGATGAGTAATTTACAATGGTTATGGATTGGTGGAGGGGCGCTTCTAGCTATTGGTTGGATCCAAAGCGCTATCTCAAAAGCTAGTGAAGAAATCATTGAAGCGTTGGAATCACTTGGCGAAAAATTGGAGAATATAGAAACTCAATCAGAACAGATTAACAATCAGATTGAAAATCATTGGGATGAAAACAAACATAAAAGGCATTGCAAATGACGAAAAATAACCAATTACAGCATATAGACCTAGAGAAAATAGACTCACTAGAAAGCTATTCATTTCACTTGGGCTTGCTGTGTGTATCTATATTAACTTTGGCTAAACTGCAAGATAAAGCGGAATCCATTGGTATCTTTAACACTGATGAAGAAGAGGCTTCAAAGATGATGAGATATCAAATACAGCGTTTGTTTACATGCTGCGATGACTTATTGCGCATGACCGTGCAACGTACTGGCCAAGATTGGGATGAATGGAAGCAGAATATGTTGAAACAAGCTGCCGGAGAGATTGCTAATGAATCGGTAGAAACTGGTAGCAAATCGGTAATTCGCAAAAAGGGTAAAAAGAAATGAAAGAAAGTATACATTTAACCTGGACTCTTTCTTTATTAGCTGCATGTATTTCTTGGGGACTTACGCATTTTATTGGACAAAGTTTTGTAGACTTTTCAGCTTTTTTCTGCATAACTTTACCCTGTTTGTCATTTATTCGAGGGCTATCAAAATGAAATCAGTATGGTTTGATTTTTGGTTAGATTTCATGAGAGCAATTATTCTTGCAGTCAGCTGGTGGATTTTATCAGGAAAAGACTCTTATACCCTAATGCCGATGACAAGCATATGTATTATATCTTTATCTTATATACGGAGCATATGCAAATGAAATATATTATATATTTACGCGTCTCTACCATTTACCAAGACGTTGCTGCACAACGCAAGAATTGCTTGGATTATATCGCCTCAAAAGGGGGCGGAGAATGGATTGAATTTGCTGATATGAATGTCCGCGGTTCATTGCGCATTGAAGAGCGCGACGAGATGTTAAATGCTATCGACGCTTTGCAACCTGGCGATGTCTTTTTGATTGACTCACGCGACAGATTGGGAAGAGATCCTGTGGTGAATGTATTGACAGAAAAAGAGATTCAAAAGCGTAAAGCAACATTGGCTTGCGTATCAATGAACTTCGATGGTATGGAGCCGGCAACTGTTGAATTGATGAAAACCATGATTGACGGATTCGCTAAGTTTGAATTGTACTTAATTGGACGCCGGACTAGAAACAAACTTAGGGAGATTAAATCTAATGGTTTCCGCACTGGTCGCGTTCCTTATGGGTATTGTCTTGGCGAAGCTGTTACACGAACGATTATAACGCCGAAAGGCCCGCAGTTGAAGACTTCCCATCGTTTGGCCAAAAATGAAGCTGAGCAACAGATTTTGGAGCGCATGCAACAATGGGCTTCAGAGGGAGTGACTCGACGGGCAATTGCTCAACGCCTTCAAATGGACGGCATATATAACCGCGAAGGGAAGCCGTTTTCTCACGTATCCATTCACAAGATTCTAGTGAATGCACCCACTCATGTTGGGGTATATTAAGAATCTCGTCGGCTTCGTCGATATAGATGACTGTCTTGGGCTCTTTATGGTAGAATTTATCGACATTGCCTAATGATACTTGAGCATCATCTTCAAAGAGAATTTCATTCATGCAATCCAGATACAATTTAATGTAATTGTCCGCATCAGGCTTTGTGCGTTTACGCAATAATCCGATATCTGCATATGATCTCTGCTTTTTAGCCATTCCTTTAGGGATTGAGCAGTAGAAATAGAAGCTGATCTTTGGGTTGCGGGGAAATTGATAATTCGGACATCTTTTAGATAAAAAATCTTGTAAATAGGCTTTGATGTAGTCTTTTTCTTGCTTTGCTGGATCATATAATCGTATGAACCCTCCACGATTGAAAGCTCTTGCGCGAGGCTGTTGCTTGGGGTCACCTGGAATTACTATCTTCATTCCATGTGATGTATATAAATTACTTTAATTGTACAAGTTAAACTTTTCTAATTGGATCATTCGGGTATCTTTGTGACGCATTCTTAAACGGAACTCGACTAAGTTTTTTACTGTCTTATAAGCTTCGGGATAGACTGCGAAAACGGTATCAAGATTGCTGAATTCATTGAGAACATTGGACAAGCAAAAATTCATCTGTAATAATATATCCATGAACTCGAAGATGTCATCGGGCGCAAGAACTTTATGAAGAAACTTAAGACGATATTCTAAATCTTCGTAATCTTCTTTTTTTTCGTTCGTTTCCACTTTTCAGTTTCCGTTTAGTTTTTAAATGCCTCAAATTCTTCTTGTAATGGGCCTAGAATCGATTAAAGGGGTCGGAGCCATATCAACGTAGCACCCCCACCCCCAAACACCGTTAAAAGGGAATTAAAACGGTATTTCTTCATCATCCCTAACGGCCGGCTCGGGTTCCATGTTCGGATTTCCCAGTAAAAACTTGTCAACAGCGGCCATGATCTGTGCCCGAAAGCGTTTTTTCATGCCTTCGTCTGTGAAGCTCACTAGCTCTTGGTATTTCTCTTCGCCATCTTTTTCCCACTTCCTGGAAGGCATCCCAATCCAGCGTTGGGTTCCCTTTTGGAAAATCGTTACTGAGTGCAATGTCATTCGCCATGGTGTAATCAAAACATCGCATGTCGCCAGCAAATTGTTTTTCTCAACTCGTTCGATGTTCAAAATCTGAATAGAATCCGTCATAAATCTCCTTTTTTTTTGTTAAATTACTATTTCTTGTTTTCGTAGATCTTTTCCTGTGAAACGTATCATCTGAAATGTTTCAAACCGAGAAGCAATCGCTTCTCCAAGATTTTCGCCGATCCAAGTCAAATCGTAATTGCTGGTGACAATCGTAGGTAAATTATTCGCATAACGATTGTTGAAAATTTCAAAATATTGCCTTCTGATACGATCGCTTTTTGTTTCTCTCCCAAAATCATCGACAATTAATAAATCTTCTTTGGAGATCTGTTCGATAAGATAATGATCGCCTTTTTCCATGATAGATTTGCAGAGAATTGAATCGAGATTTGGACTAGTATAAAATCTCGGCCATTTACCCTGGCAACGAATGTATTCTCTCACAATTGCAAAAGCATAGTGTGTTTTTCCACTTCCAACACCTCCATAGACAAAAACAGATGTGGGGTTATTCGCCCATGCTTTGCCGAATTCGATTAGGGAAGAGGATTGACGATCAAGAGTTTCTAGCCTGCAATTTCTGAATCTCTCAGGACATTGTCCACCAAAAAAACCACCCTCAAACGACGAGCTCATTTGCCCTCCGTGGTCCATCGACAGTCACTGGACTTGATTTTTCAGGCTTAGATCCGGTTTTTGTTTTCAGATCACGATCAAGCGACATAGAAATTTTTTCAAATTTATCTTTCAGATATTTTGGTCCGTGGACATGAGCCGACCACCATCCGGAATGAGCGAAAGTAATTACTTGCTTGATACGCTCAGCACAATGATCTTTCAAAATTCGATCAAAGTTACGAGCTGTTTCTTTTTTTGGAAGTTTAGATTCGGGAAAAGTAGGTAGAAATTTTTTCATTGAAATTATAAAGAATTCATAAAGTTGAACAGCCCCCGGCGAAGCTGGGGGTATGGGGGTATTATTCTTAATTCTTACATTCTTACATTCTTTGTTAGTCGCCCTTGGCTCGCCCTCCGCTCGCCCTTGGTTCGCCTTCGGAATTGTTTTTTGTTCGTCTGTTTGGTCGCCCTCAGAATCTATATTTATATCATAAACATCTGAAGATGTAAGGGTTGCAATTGTTCCTTTGTTCGTCCCTTTGAATGTTGCCAGAAAATATTTTTGTTCGACCCTTTCTTTAGCTAATCGATACCTCTTGTCCGTCAATCCAATTGTTTTATAATCCCCGATGTAAGCTTGATTGGGTTCCAGATTGTCAAGATCATATTTGGATTTTTTTCGACGAGCTCTTAAAGAAATTTGAGTAAGCAAAAGAAAAGCATCTGGATCTGATTCGACTAATTCTAAAGCATCACGAGAAAGTTTGATGAATGGACCGATCATATTATTTACCCTGTTGTCTAAATTTCGAGGGCTTGGTATGATCGTGCTATCACCATTAACAACGGTCCTACCAAGACCAACTAACAGATCCGGGGCTGAAACCTCGGATCTGGACTTTTCAAAGATACTAGTCGTTTCAAAAGAAAGATTCAAGCTCATGCGCAATCCTTGTCGTTTAAAGCAGCTATAGCATCTATTTTTTCTTGTTTCAATCTCATAAGACGTTGTTTGTTTTTTATCTGAAAATATCGTGGGTTGCGTTCCAAAAACTTGCGTCGATATTCTAGAAATTGTTCGCGGTTCTTGGCATAATATGCGCGCTGATATGCTTGGTAGACTGGATCCCCACCCTGACTCTTTTTCTTACGCGTCTTATTGATTCTTTCGGTTGATCGGCGTGTATGGCATGCCTTGCACTCGCTGCGATATGAAACACCACGGCCGGGCTTATGGTTGGTGTAATAATCTTCCAACCACTTATTCTCTTTACATAAGGTACAGATCTTCTTGCGGATACCTTTTCGTGGGTTCGCTTTTAGATTCTTCAGAAGCTGAACAGGGCGTTTATAGCCGGGTGGGTGTTTGTATCTTTTTTGTTTTTTTACGGGTTTTGGTGATGATTTTGAATCCAAGAGTCCTCCTTAAAAGATTTTCTTGGACGAAAAGAAGCGATTAGGTAAATTACCGCTATATCTTAGACGTCCAACTCGGTTGTTTAAGGTTCATTAGAAATCCGCCAAGAGATCTAACTCCTTTTTTGATGTACCCGGTATTCGCAAGCCGGGTACATCTTTTGTCACCATAGTTTTCCAATATTTATTTTATCAAGTCTTTTCTGATATTTCTGATAAATATTTTATCACCTTATATATCACTCATATGTGCGGTATATGAAATTTATCTTTGCAATATATTCTGCCAGTCGTAAAGTAAAAATTTAAACACCCATGTAGGCAAAATGTCTGAAGCACGATATTTACGCGTGACAGAAGTCTTAACTCCATTTAGTGGATTGGATAAGATCCACCCAGCCGTTCTTCAAAACGCCGCCGATCGGGGTACACGCGTCCATAAAGCTTGTGAAGCGATCATTGAAGGGCTCGGAGAATGGGACGTTGGCGATGAGATCTTTGGTTATGTAGAAAGCTTTAAGAAATGGTGGTCAAAAGGCCATAAAGTGCTAGCGATCGAAAAGCGATTCTATTGTTCTGAGCTAATGATTACTGGGCAAGTTGATCTGATTTTAGAAACTTCCGATGGCATTATTGTTCTCGATTTGAAAACACCTATAAAACCCAGCAAAACTTGGCCCTTACAGGGCTCCGCGTATGCCCATATGGCTCGAAAAGCTGGTTATGACATCAAGGGCATACATTTTTTACAACTCAACAAACATGGTTTAGAACCCAAGATCCATATCTATGAAGATTGCTTCGATCTTTTTAAGAAGGCTCTAGATGTTTTTAATTACTTTTTCAGGAGAAAAGACAGTGGAACTTCCAATTGTCCCGAAATTTGAAGAGAATTTTCTGCGAGCAAACGATAAAAATATTGAAGAAAAGATCCGGATATTGGACATCGATGGGGTATATATGGTATCGCGGATAACGATTGAACGATCAACGCGATCCTTTGTCCAAAGATCGGAAGTTGCTTTCGATTCTCTTAAAGAAGCCAAAAGCTATTTAAATGATCAATTTGGACTAAGTTTTTCTGAAGATGAAGTTCAAGAAGACTGGAGAGATTATGACTACTATTAATGCTTTGGCGGTGATGCCACAAAAAACAATGATACCATCCGATCATGAGATGATAGTTTTCCAAACGATGGCTAAACAAGCCGCTCAAAGCAAACTTTACCGTTCAATAGGCGATGAATTTGCCGTAATGACAATAATGTTAGCAGCAAGGGAGTTGGATATACCACCTATGGCAGCACTAAATGGGGGCATTAATATCATCAATGGCAAGACTGAGATTTCTGCACGAATGATGACGGCTTTAATTATGAAAAGAGGCCATCGAATAGAGATTATTGAGTCAACATTTGAGAAATGTGTCTTAAAGGGAATCAGACAATCCGCAGATGGCCCACATGAGCATACAGAATCTTTCACTCTGGAAGAAGCAAAACAGGCCGGTTTAATTAAAGATGGTGGTGGTTGGAAGAAATGGCCGAAAGATATGTGCTATGCGCGCTGTATTTCTAGATTAGCAAGAAGACATTTCGCAGACATTATTGGAATGGGCTATATCGAGGGAGAAATCCGAGAGAAAGAAACATGCGCAACAATCGAACATCCAGGCGAATCTATCTCACTATATGTCGGCCCTGAATCGATCGAAGTGGCTGAAGAAACAGAAAATAGATTGTTAGAGAATTTCTTATCGCAATTTGATCCAGAAGAATGCAAAGGATGGCACGAATATATTTGCCAGCTTCAAAACAAGCTAAATCTCACAGTGCAGCAGATAGTCGATAAATTCAGGGAATCACCAGAAAAAGCCATAGAAAAGTTTAAAATTTGGTTATCCAAAAGAGAGAAGAAAAATGAGTAATCTTATCAAGGTTTGTAGTCTGATTTTTATATTAATCACCCTTTCTAGCTGTACAACGTCTATCATTATGACTAATAGCAATGGAGCTGGTTCTGATTCTATAGATGAGAATCAAACCAACACCCCAAAATTATCCATTCCAATTCCCTTAACGCCCATAAAACCTTAATGCCAATACAAACATGGAGAAGTTATGCCTCTAAAATCAGGAAAAAGCCGAAAAGTGATGTCCGAGAATATCTCAGAGCTACGCCACTCTGGGTATCCCGAAAAGCAAAGCATTGCGATAGCTTACAGCAAAGCCGGGAAGTCGAACAAAAAGAAAAAGAAGAAGAAATAAATGAAAAAGCTATTTTTATTAGTGACACTTGCAATGATCTTGATAGCCGGCTTCAGTTGCCACAGCACGAAATATCACCACAAACGATGCCTTTACAATCCTGTGAAGGAAATTCAGAAGCTTCCGAAGGGAGGGTCATATTATCAGCCAAGAACAAACGCAAAAGGCGAAAAAGAATTGCATAGAATTAGAGCTGAACAAAATGGTATAGAATGAAATTAAGACCTCCCATAGAGATATATGAGGCACTTGACGACGCAATAGAACAACATTTAGAAAAGGTTCATATGAAAAAAGGTAAACTTGGAAGCGGATCTCGCTTTAGAGCAGTAGAAGCATCGGCAGCTAAAAGTGGTGCAACTAATCCCGCGGCGGTTGCAGCAGGAGCCGGCAGAAAAAAGTATGGAGAAAAGAAAATGGCTGCAATGGCTAAAGCTGGAAAAAAACGTAAAGCTAAAAAGTAGTTTGACGGAAAAGCTTTTCATGCGCGATATTTATTCTCTTCAAGGAGAATCAAATGGCCATCTTATCTTTTCTCTTAGCCACCACCCCGTATTATTTATCAGTTGATTATTGGAAATTTCGATCCACATGTGAAGCTCTTTACCAGGCAGATGTCGAACTTTCTAGTCGAATAATTGATAGTCGAGAAAATTATCTATACGAAGATCAATTTTTGAATCTTCTTTTGAAGACTTACTTAGTGTATCGTATTGAAGTCAAAAATGGTAATCAGAATCCGGATGCCGTTAATCAAGCCTTCCAAAAAGTTGATGTTTTCGTGGAATGTCTTAAGCAAGATTAAGCAATGTATTCTTTGATGACAACGAAGCCAGCAAATCCATTACCACCAGCAGCATCAGAACCACCTTGACCGGAAGATCCACCACCACCGCCTCCGCCATAGGATGCTCCCGCAGGTCCAACTCCTGATCCATAACCGGAACCACCACCAAAGAATGAAGAACCGCCTCCGCCTCCGCCAGCAGAAAATGTTCCGGCGCCTCCATTATACAAAGCACCATCTAAGCCGGGCATTCCATTTGTCTGGAAATCTCCATTAGAACCAATACCGCCTGCTCCGCCGTTTCCAATCAAACCAGCATTACCTAGAGCACCTCCGGCTCCTCCTGTTGCTGAAATAAGTGAGCCTACGGAAGTCGTGCCACCACCTACACCATTATGCGCCCCAGCTGTTCCTCCGGTACCACCAGCACCGATAGTGACCGCCTTTGAGGCTCCAATTGTGGCAGCAGTAAAGATACCTCGTGCGTAGCCTCCTCCACCGCCGCCTCCAGCCGTATTGGCAAGAGTAGAACTTCCAGCTGCTGCGCCGCCGCCGCCACCTCCTGCTCCGACAACTTCAATTTCACAGAAGATCATTCCTGAAGTCGGTGTATAAGTTCCTGTGGTAGTGAAAACTTGGTTTTTTATTTGCTTTAATGCAGGCCCCGGTCCACCAAAAAGAGAAACAAACGCATTAGAATCAACTGCAAATTGGGTACTATTGAAGTGAGAAACTCCGTTATCACCGATTGTTGAAGATGCTACCGCTTGAGATCGTTGCACTTGGATGGTAAAAGTATTGGCAGCCAAAGAATTGGTCTGCATTACATTGGCAGTTGTCCCAGCTGGAACTTGACCACCCGTAATAGTGACTTGACCACCCGCTGTTGGCAATACTGGATCTGTTCCAGGAGCTGTATGAGCATCCACATTGAACGATTCAACCGAAATCCCACCACCTGTTATGTCAAAATTAATGGAATTAGTTCCGCCCGTGATGGCGATGGTGCCAGCGGTTGATGTTAAATTAACTAGACCAAGACCATTTGGAAACACAGGTGAAGATCCGAAAGGTGTCAAAAAGCCAATTGTTGGTCCCACCCCACCACTTGATAATTTAACCCAAAAAGCCACGTTGGCGACAATCTTTGAAAGATACCAAAGATCTCCTTGACTGCCCGTTGTGGGGGTTTTTGAAATTATCCAATAAGATCCTATTGGATAATAATTCCCTGTTGTTCCTTGGCGTATATCTGCGCCTGTTGGTGCCCTATTGCGTGTTACAATAGATAGCAAAGAAACATTAGGACCTAAATATTTTGAGGGATCGTTACTTGGGATTCCTACATAACTTGCCATACTAGATATACTCCGTGATGATTACGACGCCTTTAAATCCTGTTCCGCCAGCGTTTGCTCCCCCTCCGCTAAGTGAGCCACCTCCTCCACCGCCGCCTCCATAAGAACCAGCATTATTAGATGGAGCTCCTCCACCCCCAAAAAAGGAAGACCCTCCAAATCCAGGGATTTCTGAAAACGTGCTAGCTGCGAAATAGGCGCATCCATTTCCTCCGGGACTTCCTGTAGTATTAAAGTCTCCGCTAGAACCTGCACCGCCCGATCCTCCAGAAGTGAATGCTCCTGGTGAACCGCCAGCTCCTCCCGTACCACCAGTAGCTGAGACAATTGCACCTACGGATGAAGTGCCTCCCGTCCCACCAGCGCTACCAGCATTTGTTCCTGCTGTACCTGCTGCTCCGATGGTTACCGATTGAGAAGCTCCAATAGTAGCGGCAGAAGCAAACTTTCTTCCATAGCCTCCGCCCCCCCCACCACCGCCAGCTGCTGATTGACCAGCCGATGTATTGGCAGATCCTCCGCCCCCACCTCCGCCCCCCCCCCCTTCGATAAT